ATTTCGTTGAGGCCCAGGCGTTCCTCTTCTTTTAGTCTTATTCCAGACTCCTTGTAATCTATAAGTATCTGGGTTTCAGTCGGATAGCCGTCCATGGAAGCGAGATAGCGAAGCCTGTTTGTCTGCTCGTCATAAGACTGGCGCTCCGTGCTGACCCTTACAAAAATTATGCATTTGTCCATATTACTATAACGTGTAAGTGTGTGGATTTATTGTTTAAAGGCTCGCCGCTGCGAGCCTGAATTATTGAACTAATTGGAACGTCATCACGACGTGTTTTATATGATAAATGATATTTCTAAAAGAAGGGCTCCCGGACACTAATTTTTATTTGCATAAGCAAAAATTCGTTTTCGTTTCAATCCACGCTCTACTAGAGAGCGACTGATACTGAATCAATTTCCAGTTTCTTTTCGTTTCAATCCACGCCCAACGAGTGAGCGACAAATCCGGGAAGCCCTTATTCCATCTGGTAAATCCGTATAAAAACCTATTACAATCAATATTTTGTTTTGATCATTTTAATAAAGGAGCAGGCTGGGCAGGGATAGTAGTCAAAGTCCGTCCCGAATTCGGCCCATTTTTTTTAAAAGCTCAGCCCTCTCATTTTCTTATTGCCCTTTCTTATAGCGGCGGTGCGAGAAGACCCGGAAACCAAGTTCCTAACCACCTGCTCCTTGTTTCTTAATCACGATGCAAAGATACAACATTATCACTAAAAATGCAAACTTTGCCACGACAAATGTATGATTTTTAGCAGTAATTAGGAAGAAATGCACGTCTGTTAACATCCATTAACTAAAAAAGGGGATTTCCAATAGAAAACCCCCTAGAAAAATTTCATTTCTAATATATGACTAAACAAAAAAAAGTACACTCGCGCAGGTGCGCGTATACATTATTTATCAATAAAAAGAAGCGCTTACAACTGCAAGCGCTTCTCAAAAAAATGCAATTAATCAAAAATGTCAGAATATTATTAATCAGTTATTCGTATCACGACTGAATTACAAATACAGGTCTTACAGGAATTGAGCTTGTTCTAGCAGAAGCACTGGCTCCTCTCGACACACTTTTAGAATTTTTAGAAGTACCACCAACGCAAGACCATATAGTATAATTTTCATCAGTCAAATAAGTGTTTCCGCACAATTTTTTAATTTGTGTAAACACACCAGAAATATTGTCGAAATCACTCATATATTTAGAGCAATCGTAAACTGAAGGCAAATACCAATCTCCCTCTTCTGTTCCATATGTCTTAAATTTCCAGCATGCAAAAAAAGCAGAAGAATGACCGTTACCAGTATCATTTATAGATGTACCTGTAACTAAAGTTTTAATTATATCATTTATTTCAATTGAACTAGCGTCTGTATCATTTCCATTAGGTAGTTTTGCATTTAATATTGGATTAATGCTAAACAAATCTACATTGTTAAGACCCCAAGACATTGCTTTTTTAGAAGCACTTGGTATTCCTAATGTAGTATCATCGGCCCACTGAACAGATAAAAATATAGTTTGGTTAAATTTGTTTTCTGTCTTATCAAAAATACAAACAGCAATAGGCTTATAATTACCAAATGGATAATCTGTTAAATTATAGTTTTCTGACGGTATTCCAAATAATTTGTTTGAATTTATATCGTACATAACAATATCTCCGAATACAGCATCGCCTAAACCAAAATATGATGCACGAGCAGCACTTCTGTTAATAGATTCGCCGTCAGAATTATTAGTTGTTGTATCACCAATCATAAAAAGTCCTGGGTATTCCAAAGTAGTGGAAACCGCATTAAAATCTGCGAGACTGTTAAATTTCAATACTCGCTTCTGATCAACATTTGCACTCATAATTATTCAGTTACTATATAAATCGTTTTGCTGTCTTTTACTTCAATGGCTGCGAATTGTTCTGATGTGCATTTCACAATATGCTCAACGTCTGAACTCTGAACATGATTGCTAGCATCATTGATGGTCATGTAAGTAGCAGCAGCAGCGGTAGAAGTGATGAAAGTACTTATATCATCCTTAGTTGCCTTGTTATTAACTTCTCCATTCAGCGAGTTAATCGAGTTGCTAATTACTTCGAGCATATCGTTAACGGCACCCTTCTGATAGTAATTCGTTGTCAAAGAAGTGTCTGTAACAAAAGTGCTGATATCGTTGCTAGTGATAAACGTGCTGATATCGTTAGAAGTCACGAAAGTGCTAATATCATCAGCCACGAGATAGTCACCTTTCGCCTGGTAAGTATTAGCCAGATCCAGTGCAGCGATAGAAGAGTTAATCTGAGCGCTGACAGCAGCGGCATCAACTTTGTCTGCAATATCAGCAGCAACCAGATAGTTGCCCTTGGGCTGATATTTCGAAGCAGCGTCCGTAGCAGCGTCACTAACGGCCTGAGTCTTGACTGTTGATATGAGAGTCGAGAGGTCGTTGGAAGTAGTATAGTCAGCAACGAACTGCTTCAACTCGTTAAAAGTGTCGATGGCAGCAGTCACCTCAGCGCCCTCACCGGTAATCTGAGCGACGACAGACTTCAATCCTGCGATGGAAGCGTCAGTGCTCTTAATGGAAGCGTCCAGGACGCCGTAAGAAGCGTCCAGTGCAGTCTTCTGGACATAGTTCTGCAACTGGTCAGTCACGTCAACGTTGGCCACCTGAGTGTCAACGTATGATTCTGTAGCGTACCCCGTCAAGTCGATAAGGGGTGTTCCGCCTAAGTAAATTTGCTTATTCATTTGTAAAAATAGTACTAATTTTTTATATTTATTCGTGTCGTATTTGTCAAATTATGTGACAGCGATTAGGTTGCCGGTCTCTGGATAAATTCTTGTTCCATCTACGTCATTAACGAAACATGGAACATTATTAACCAATGCTGGACGCAGATCCCATATTAGGTTATTTTGCGAATCCCAAATCTGGATTAAATATACGTTTCCAGTATATCGGTTTCCGATAGGAGCGTCATTTGTGTTAACTGCAAAAATATACATTTGCTGAGTGTTCGACGCCATTGAACTATCGGCTGTCCATGTATAGTCTTTCGCCTGGCTTGAAGTTCCGCTCGTTCTTGAATAAGAACTTCCCAGACCAAATCTAAATTGCTTTCCGTCACTAGTACCTGTCGCGCATATATTGAACTCGCAGTTTCTGCCGCCATAACGACATCCGTAAACCATAGATTCTGCTTTCCAACCTTCGCACTTGAATCGAGTCTTTGTTCCATTTTTTGGAACGTAAGGAATAATGCAATATGCACCGGCATTTGATTTAACAGCCGTAATATACTCTACAACGTCTTCTTGCTTCTGCCAGACAGTGACTCCGTTAAATTTAAGAGTCTTAACTTCGTTGTTATTGAAAAAACATTCTGCCAACGAATCTGTTTTTATCAAAGTTCCCCTATAATATGGAGTCGCACCCGTCCAATTTCCAGAAATCGGATATATGATGTTTTTTTGTATTAAATCGTATAACCCGTTTATATCATTATCGTCGTGACATGGTACAAAGTCTTTAATTAAAGTTCCGCTTTCAAATATTTGAAGTCTGAAGAGTGTCAAATAAGATGCTTCGTGTATATATGGACGAATTTTGATAGTTTCTGTATCTGTATCTGTTAAAATATCTGATAATGTTTCATCAACTATTGTTTTATTGTCAGTAATATCAAAAACTCTTAAAAATCCATTTCCGAAAGTTATTTCGTACTGAATTCCAGTCTGGATGACAATAAAATAATTATCTTTATACTGAGCGAGGTTGGAATAATTTTTCGTAATAGTATTTCCGAAAGTTTTAATTCCATAATAGTTATTTGCACCAGGATCGCTGTTGCCATTCCAAGTGTTAATATAAAACTGGAACTTATTTGTTCCTACTACTGGCTGACTCTGACCGGAAAAGAATGTTCCTATAAATTTTATTACAGTATTATTTGTAGGAACAACACCAGTGTCGAAACCGCCAGCAGTAAGTTCTGGGGTAATATACTGATTTAACGTATCTATATGTATCATGCGATAATATTCAAAGTTTGAGTAGCCGAATTATACTCGAAAATCGGCATTCTTGCAGAAACATCTTGAGCGTACGAAGACACATCAACGATTCGCGTATTAAGCGAATTTATAGAAGTGTCTATCCAATTTCTTGTATATACTTCTGTCTTGTCTGCTTTGTTCGTATCAAGATGTTCGATGTCATCAGATATATTATTTAAGGCATAATCTACATCCCCGAAAGAAGCATTTATTTGGCTTTTTGTATAATAAATTGATATATCGTCTGCTACAAGATAATTGCTTTCTATATTATGTACACGTGTAGAAATATCACTTATCGACGAGTTGATTTCAGTAGGGTCGAAAGAACCGCCGCTTCCGCCGCCCTGCGCAAGCGCCTTGATGGAAGCGTCAAACGCAAGGGCAGAAGCGTCGAGTGCATTAACTGACACCTCAAGTCTGTCTGCTTTGTGCTGTAGATCGGAAAGCGGCTTCATGTGTCCGTCGTTTGTGTCAAGGAATCTTACCTCTCCGTCAGAATATGTCCTGAAAGAGTCTTTCCTGGAATTTTCTCCTTCTCCACAACCGATATGCAGAGTCACTGTTGGATCTCCTCCTGCATCGTATATAAGATTCGAAGGATAAAGACCGAGTTCGCTGCAATGGTCATACTTGTCGTCTGTCTGACTCTCAACATCTGACTTCCCGACAGCCGCAATCACCCTTGTCATATTTTCACCCGAACCGCTGCCGCCAGTCGTAATCTCGCTGTCGCCTATGTAAATCTTGTTGCTCATATCATATAATACAGTAAAGAACATTTTCTTCCTTGACCTCTAGCGCGTCATACGCTTCCTGAGTCAGGAACATCTTTCTCATGAATCTGGAGTCTGCCCATTCCTTGAGTTCGCTCTTCAGTCCCTCCAAGTCGGACTTCCTGGAATAGTCTTCAAGAAGCTCGACAAGCATTGTCTTGCTGACTAGATCCAGTTCCTGGAGTGCGTCTTTGAGCTTGCGGTCGATGTTCTCGAACTCGAGTCCGATTTGCTGCAACTCAGCAATCTGACGTCTCAACTCGGCAATCAGCGGTGTGTCGGGTTCACGTGTTATCGTGATATTAATAGTATTTTTCTTTACGGTAATGTCCGCCGAAGATATGTTGAGTTCTTTCTTCAAATCGACTTTACCGCAAGCACAGTTATGTCTTTTCATTGGTTGTTAGCAGGTAAAGTTTTGATGAAAAATCCAGTCAGCCTTTCTGCCGTCTGGTCGTAACTCTGGTCATCAAACCCACTGTCTGGGAGCTTGATAAAGAACCTGGCCTTTAGCGGACCGTCATCAAGAGTCTCGAGTTCGGAAGAGTTAACGTGCAAAATACCCTCTGAAGTAATGTCTTCCAGTGTTTTGGTGATTTTAGTGTTGCCAACAAAAAACTCGATTACGAGTGCGTCGAGTTCGCTTTTGGTCAGGACTGTTCCGTCTTCGGATTTTATACTTAAGACGTAATACAAATCGTCCTTTCCCTTGTAAATAGTTTTCATTATAAGTTAATCTAAGATTTATAACGTATTTATCATCACTAAAAAACCCCTCGAACTTCACAGTCAGAGGGGATAAAATATAAAATTAAAATGAAACAAAACTAATTGCTAATACATTATATTATATGTCAAAAAAAAACTTATACAGTATTTATCGTCATGGCTGCCCTTCCGAAATCCATTTAAACTTATAGCCCTTTTTCATCATTTCCAGATGTCGCCCCATCGGACGCTTTGACTTCAGCGAAATCCACTCCAAATCCGGAAAGAACTGTCCGTAGTCGTGTGTAATTTTACGGACGTCAGCAGGGACTATCTCGCCCCACGGAGTCGTCACGTCAGCGACGTGCTAAAGGTTGCTTTGTACGATTCTTTTCATTACTTTAGTGTAGGCCCTGAACGGTTCGAACGCTCACCCCGGAGGTTAGATCTCCGTATGCTAACCATTACATTAAGGACCGGTCTTTGTATATTATATATCATAAAAAAGGCGCTGTTTAAGACAGCGCCACAATTACGAAAAAATATTTTATATAAACTAACAATGAACTCTATATTTATCGTCAGAAGAGCTGGTTCTCAGTATTCCTTTCTTCGATTTCCTGGTTCTCTTTTTCCTCTTCGATTCTACGGATGCAGGTTTCGAAATAGTCAGAGTCCAGTTCAAAGCCGATATAGTTTCTTTTCTCGCGCATGGCTGCGATTGCAGTCGTTCCGCTGCCCATACAGTTGTCAAGAATTATGTCACCTTCGTTGGTGTACGTCCGGATCAAGTAGCGTATTAAATCGACCGGTTTTTGAGTCGGGTGATAATGCTCTTTTCTGTCTCTTGCGAAAGTCAAAATATTGTCTTTATGCTTGTATTTATATTCTACATAAACACGCTCACCGTTTATAAGGTTCTTGCTGGTTACACGATCGCTGTCCGATTTGTATATTGGCAAAGGCTTACGATACGGCTTATCTAACTTCTCGCCTTTGCCATCATAGTATGGTTGATACTGATAGAATACGCTGATGATCTCATTGCTTCGCATAGGCTGTTTATTTGCTCTCGCAAAGCCAGTGCCACGTTCCTTTATCCATATCCAATCATACCTAAACTCCTTGATATTTGACATCCTTAGATAAGAACTGAAAGGCTCTGAGCCGAACAAGATGATTGCTGCATTATCTTTCCGAACTCGCTTGTACTGCTGCCAGAGTTTATCAAAAGGAATCACTGAATCCCACTTGCAAGCAGTCGTCCCGTACGGCAAATCACATATTATTGCATCGACACTATTATCCGGAATTCTGTCCATCCCTACGAGGCAGTCCTCGTTGAAAATCCTGTTTAATACTTCGTCCATCATCTTTCTCTTTTGTCATATTATTTACACAATATCGCCTGCTCGTTTGCGAGCCTTGCGATTTCATCTATTGTCTGCTGGACGTCTGGAAACTCAGACTTGAAGTTTCCATTCAAGACGTCGTCGAGTGTTAAATTGGTCTGTGTCATATTGATATATTATTACGTTTTAAGATTTCCCTCAACATACGGACTTCTTCTTCCGCACTCATCCTGTGTGCGACTTTCTTCGGCTCGATTCCGAACTTGGAGAAATGATAATAAACTGTTCTTCGCTTCTCGTTCCATTCTTTCATAAGGACATCGACCCAATCATTGACGCTCATCCCTTTCCTGTAAAAGCGCAGATAGTCATCAGCACACTCTGGCTTCTTTATATCTATTTTTTCAGAAGATGGAGTTCCAGGAATAGCAATAGGCCTTTTAACATATCTGAAAAAATCCTTATCGTTTCTTATTATCAAAGAGAAGTTTGTAAGGACTTTTCTTATATCATCAGACGATATGCACCATTCGTTGCCTGCATATCCGTCCTGTCTTTCCCGGAATAATACGAAGTATTTCATCAATATTATGATAGAAGCCATCATCAGTTCGTACTCCCGCATTTCCCCGAACTTCGCAAGGTGATATGCAGCCTGAACACTGACCATATTTGCGAACTGTCTGACGCTGAACTCCGTCTTTGTTTCATCATTATCATTTCTTTTATATAAAAGTTTCGTATGGAAGAAATGGTTTACGGTAAAAAGAAATCTGGAACCGTATGCCCTGTCAACATAGAAAGACTTCGCCTTATAACCTATTCTAACTTCCTTTTTCCTGGACCATAAAGCAGATAGTTTAATAATACGTTTTTTTATGTCATATAATGACTGCGGACTGCCAGAGTCGATAGCAGATAAAAAAGAATCTCTTATCTGGAGAGCTTCTTTGTGGAAGTCCTCTTCATAAGTAAATGGTTTTGATATGATACTGATTGCATCCATTTTCTTAACAATATGTTTCTACTATTTATACGCGGATTTATTTTTTTGGTTTTTCAAATAAAAAAAAATGTCCGATCTTCACAGACAGGACATTTAAATGAAAAAAACATATTGTATTATTTTTGGATACTTAATATTTATCGTTCCATTAATTATACGCTCTTTGATAAGATGAGTTTATTCAAATAAGAAACTAATTTGAATTGGAATTGAAATGGAGTAAAATTGCACAAATATTCCATTTGTGCAAAAAACGTGCTTTGTAACTGCCTGATAATCAAGCACATTCCATTTCGTTGCACTTTTTTTTGCACTTTTGCAAAAATTTGTGCAAAATGAAACGGAATATAATATGAAGTATTGAATACTAAAGAATAATATAAAATATATTATGCAGTTTTGTTTGCGATTGACATGCGCGAAATCATAATGAAGCGCATTGTCTTAATCGCCAAAATATCCATAATAAGAATCAGCTGACGCTGAGCCTTGCGGTTCATCAGTTGGGTCGAGGTCCGGTTTCGGCTCGGCTCGGGCTGGATAGCACGAGCACTCACCGAACCTCGCCCTTAACATATTCGTACCTCATATACCTCACGCACTTCATTACTTCATATTGTAAATATATTTCACTGCATCTCATATTACTTCATACGGAAGCCGCTGAAAGCGTTTCTTACTCCAACTGATAAACTATAAGGCTTAACTTATTTTAACGCAACAGAAGGCTTTATTTGGAGTCGTTTACTTCCGTTAATAAATACTTCATCAGATTCTGTTTATGAAATCTTCGTTATGTGATTTTCAGCGCTGTCTTATGGCAGCGCTTTTTAGTGCGATAAATAATTACGAATTCAATCATTCTATAATTTTTTAAACGGTTTTATTTTTAGGTCACCTCATTTGAAGTGACCTTTCTTATTGATAAATATGGAAATGGACTATACGACTCAAATACCTAAGTTATCAGACATAAATCGTGAGCGTCGCCAACAGCGACGGGCACAGAACCAGCGCAGATATAAAATGGAAATGAGTCACTCAGGTTCTGTTAGTAAATTTTACGACTCAAGTTCCTGGAAGAACCTTCGTTTGTCTTATTTGATGGAACATCCTCTATGCGAACTTTCCTTACTCGAAAAACGAGTAATTGAAGCACAGCACGTCCATCATCTTATTAAGTGGGCTGATCAGCCCACGGACGAAATGAAATGGCGTTTACTGCTAGACCCAGACAACCTTATAGCACTGACTGCTGAAGTGCATCAGTTTATACATTACTCACCTGATAAACTTACAGGAACTCAACTCGAGTTAATCAAAGAAAGGAAAGAGAAATTATTTGATAAATACTTATGTGACGGCCTGCCGCTGGTCATGACCAGCGATTTAAACAGATGAAGTATTAAGAAGAAGAAATAGAACCTGATTCGACTTACTTCAAGATCTAACAGACGTTAAAACCCGGGGCCTGTCCAAAAAACTAAAAAATCCTAACAATGGCGCCTGAATTCTTCTTCAAGCGATGAGGGTACTTTTTAAGGGGAAGGTGTAAAGATTTATTTGTAAATATTTGTTAATGAGATATTTATGACGAAGAACGAACAAAAAGTAAGGAAGTATATTAATTCGGTCAGAGCTTCCATCAAAGCAGTTTATTCCGGAAAAGTTCCAGGACAGTTTGAAGCACAACTTCAACAGTTAGCAGATTTTTATTCCGCTTATCTGAAAGCGTCCGACGCTTTCCAGAATCAGGATATAGTCACGCTGATTAACGACGGAAAGACTTCCTGTACAAATGCCAATCTTACTGCCATGTTGTCCATCAGTAATCACATGGATAAAATCATAAAAAACTTTGGTTTATCTCCATTGGCTTTGAAACGTATCATGGGATCAATCGTCCAGGAGGAAGAAGACGGTGACTTCATGAATGACCTTTGATATATGGATTACAAATGGCGTCAGTATCCGGAAGACGTTCTAGCCGGGAAAATCCCGGCTGGAAAATATATCAGACTCGCTTGTCAGCGTTATCTGGACTGGATGGACAACCGTAAAGATATTTTCTTTGACGAACCACGAATGGATCGTATAGAAAATTTCATCGGTCACATGAAGCACTTTGAAGGCAGATTCAACGGAAAGCCTTTCATATTACTTCCCTGGCAGAGATGGGTCATCGCTTCGATTTTCGGTTTTTATTATACAGACGACCCCGAGAAGCGGGTCGTAGAATACGTCGTTTTATTTCTTGCGAGGAAGAACGCCAAGACCGCTTTATCTGCTGCAATTCTCCTTGCAGAGATGTGTGTTAATCAGGAACACGGCTCAGAACAATATATCGCGGCCAACACCCGCGATTAGGCGAAAATAGCTTACAAGTTTATCAAGGGATACGCAAAGTCACTCGATCCCAAAAAGAAGCACTTCAAGATTTACAGGGACTATGTCGAGTATCCTAAGACGAATTCCATTTGTAAAGTTCTTTCAGCGGAAGCAGGTGTACAAGACGGTAGCAATCCGTCAATATTTTTGATTGATGAAAATCACGCTGCTCAGAATGACGATATGTTCCAAGTGCTGAAGTCGGGTCAAGCCATGAGATATAACCCGCTGGCCATCATTATATCGTCTGGCGGGTATCTTATGGACGGATTTCCATTTTATGAAAGGATACAAGTTGCTCATCAGCAACTGTCCGGAAGTGTCGAGTTCCCGGATTCTAACTTCTATGCCTTATACGAACTCGACGCTGACGACGACTGGTCAGATGAGTCAGTTTATGTAAAGGCAAATCCATCATTAGGTGAAATCGTACAGCCTAAGTTCCTGCATCAGCGACTCATCGAGAGTCGCGTTTCCATGTCCACGCAAGTCGATTTTAAGATAAAGAATCTTGACATATTCGTCACTGCGAAGAACATCTGGCTACCGCCAGACGTCGTCGATAATGGCTGTATCAAACTGGACCTCAATCAGTTACAGGGAGAACCTGTTTATCTTGGAGTCGATTTATCGGCTGTAAACGACCTTACTTCTGTGGCGGCGTGCTGGCCGCCGAATCCGTACAGGGATTACTATCCGGACAAGTATCTTTGTAAGGTTTTTTGCTGGGTTCCGCAAGCAGCGCTTGACGGACCTAACGGGCGACTGTACGAAGCGTGGATTCACATGGGCATCCTCAAGATGACTTCCGGGAACTCCGTCGATTACCAGGAGATACTTCACGACGTCATCGAGTTCAACAACTTATTTCCAGTTTAGAAAGTCCATTACGACGAATGGAACGCAACTTCCTTCACGCAGGCTGCTGTTGCTCAGGGACTTAACATGGTCCCGATGGGTCAAAGTTTAGGTTCTTTTAACAGATGCACGAAGTCGTGTGAAATATTCATAAAGAACGGGAGTCTTCTTATCGACGGAACTCCGCTTATCAAGTGGGCTTTCCAGAACTGCGAACTGAAGACTGATGCATACGGAAACGTCAAGCCGGTTAAGGCTAACGGACAGATTTCCAAGAAGATCGACCCGGTCATTGCACTCCTGGAAGCGCTGGGCGCTTTCCTATTTGAGCAACTGTTCGGAAATATGGAGATGATAAGTCTGGATTAACGCAAATTAACTTTAGATAAATATTGCATGGCATGGTTTAGTAGAAATAAAAAGGCTGATGAGCCTAAGTCAAATAAGGCTGATAAACTGTTCGAAAGCGAGAACCGTTCGAACTCGGACGACTGCGCTTGCAGCGTGACTTCCGACTCGCTTATATTTGAGCAGCTCTTCCAGCGTGACTTCTCTTATCGCTCTTTGTCGGCAGTTTACGCCTGCGTGGAAATCATCGCTAACTCACTGGCTTCCATGCCTTTACGTGTTGTAAGCGAGGATGAAGAGGGACACAGGGAAGTCGTAAAGCACCATCCTCTTCAGCGTATATTTAAGAGCCGCAACGTCCAGACAATGACGATGCCGCAGATAATGAAGAGCGTGATTTCGGACGTTCTTTTGAGGGGCAACGGCTATATACTGATTAACAGAAACGAAGCAGGCTTGGTTTATTCTTTGCGATATATACCGGCTTCTGCTGTTTCCGTGCAGTATGACGATTACAAAGACACACTGCATTATATCGTTTCCGTAAAGATTTCCGACGACGCTAACAAGACGTTTAAGGTGCTTCCGAAAGATATTATCCATATCACTAAGACGACCCGTGACGGCGTCAATGGACAGTCGGTGATGCACTTCGCTAAGAGCGCACTCGATTTGGCGAAGTCAGCGGAAGACGCAGCAGAACAATGGTTCGAATCAGGCATGAACGTTTCCGGATTGCTTTCGTGCAAGTCCGCACTGACTGAGAAACAAAGGACAGACATCAAGAATTCCTGGACCGCAGGGCGAGGTAAGAATACTTTACAGATACTTCCGCTTGGAGTGGATTACGTCGCACTGGGTGTCGATGCAAAATCCGGAATGTTGCTCGAGTCCAGACAATATGAAACAATAGAAACTGCTCGTTTCTTCGGCGTACCCGTCCAACTTATTCAATCCGGTGAAAAGCTTACGTACAACTCGCTTGAACAACTTAATTTACTCTTTCTTCAACACACTTTAATGCCGTACATTTCTATCATAGAAAGCGAGTTTACCCGTAAGCTTTTCCCTGATGAGGATTCTTTACTTGTCGATATGGACGAGAACGAATTCCTGCTTAGAACGGACAAGAAATCGACAGGCGAATATCTGTCCAAACTGGTAGGCGGCGGCATTATGACAGTCAACGAAGCCAGGAAAGAACTCGGGCTCGGAGAAGTCGAGGACGGTGAGTCTTTGCATATCGCTTATTCTGATGCCAGCAAAGCGGAAATCGGAAGCGAAAAGGAACCAGAGCAGGAACAAATAAATACAAATGAAGACACCGAATAATTATGCAGAAGGTTGTAAAGATATACAGGAAGGTCGAGGACATCGAAGTCAAGGACGACCGGACGATCAGGGGGCTTGCTTGCGTGACGGGAGCCTGGTCAAAGGACCTCGGGGGCTTCCGCGAGATGATACGTCCGGAAGCGCTGACGGAGGATTTGATTTCCAGGTCGGACATCATGTTGAATGTGGATCACGACCCTTCCAAGGTGATGGCTCGTTCACGCCATGGTGCTGGCTCGCTGAAACTGGAAATAACTTCGCGAGGGCTTGAGTTCTCAACTGAAGCCCCGAATACGACGCTCGGAAACGATATGTTGGAAATGTTGCGTCGTGGTGATTACAGCCAGTGCAGTTTCTGTTTTTCACTTCCCGCTGATGATGCAGACGTCTGGTACAACGAGGACGGAGTGCTTAAAAGAGAAATCAAAAACTTTGACAAACTCTATGATGTGTCCATAGTTTACGACCCGGCGTACGACCAGACATATGTTGATGCCCGCAGTGCGGAGAAAGTCGGAATTATGACACGCCTTTCCGAACTCGAAAACGAAATTTTATCTATTCCCATATACGATGAGTAAGAAAACTAAAGCACTGGAAATCAGGAAGTTTCTGCTCGATATGATTCAGGATGCCCGCAAGGATTGCCGAGAACTGAGCGACGAAGAGCAGAAGCTCTTTGACGAATAGAAGAACGAACTTCTGGCTCTTTCGGAAGAGATCAAGGCGACCGAGGACAAACTGGATGAAATCGCAGATAATATCCCGGAAGTTCCTGCCGAAGAGCCGGCTGAAGAGCCTGCTCCGGAACCTGCAGAAGAGGCTCCCGCAGAACCAGGTGAAGAGCCTGCCGAAGAGCCTTCTACCGAAGACGAAGAGCAGAAGTCTGACGACGAGGAGAAGCCCGATGAGGCTCCCGCAGAAGAGGCTCCCGCAGAACCTGCGGAAGAGCAGATAAATAATGAAGAGAGTCCCGCTTCCGTTCCCGAAAAGGACGAAAAAGAGGATGAAAAAGAAAAGAAAAACTTTAACATTAAAAATAACAATATGAAGGATTTTTCTCTGCTTAAGGCTATTCGTGCTGCCGCTGATGGCAAGCAGTTCGACGCCGTGACCGCAGCCATTGTAGCTGAAGGTCAGAAAGATTTCCGCGATGCCGGTCGTAATTTCTCCGGTCAGATTCAGCTGCCTACTGAGAAGCGCGCAATCACCGTTACTAACGAACACGATGACACCGTGCAGATGGAGTGGCAAAGTTTGATTATGCCTCTCTTTGAGAACAAGATTCTTGGCAACGCAAAGCATATCACAGGACTCCGTGGTGATGTAGTTTATCCTTACATTTCCAAGACCAATCCTGGTGCTGCTTGGGAGGGTGAGATTAGCCAGAATGCCGAGTCAACAAACACATTCTCGAAGATTGCTTTGACTCCGCACCGCCTATCAACGACTGTGTATATTTCAAGACAATTTTTGATGCAAGAGTCCGTAGGTGCTGAGCAGGCCATCAGGAATCTGCTCGTCGAGTCGCTTGCACAGAAACTGGAGAAGACTTTCCTTGGAAAGGGTGCTGCTGACAACAGTAATGGCAAGAACATTCCAGCTGGTCTGTTCAATGGTTTGACAGCTGAGAACGTTACCAATTTCGCAGAACTCTGCGAGTTCGAGGCCAAGGCAGTCGAGAACTGCTACAATCTGGATGCAATGAAATACGCTCTGGATAGCAAATCTTGGGCAACCATACGAGGAACCTTTACATATGGCGGTAAGAACACACGCATGGTCATGGAGGGTAAGGAGATTGACGGTCGTCCATACGACATCTCTCAGAACCTCGCCGCTAAGGAGTTCGCTCTTATCGACTGGAGCAACATAGTGATCGGTGAATGGGGTGGCATGGAACTGTCAGTAGATGGCCAGTCTGTGGACATGGCTCGCACCGCTCAGGTAGCTATCACGCTGAACGCCTGGTTCGATGCCAAGAAGCTTCGTGACGATGCAATTCTGCTCGGTACCGTGGCTCCTAAGAGTAACAACCCAGGTTGATTTGCCGAAAAAACTTTACAACGGGAGAGACGAACTCTCTCCCGTTTAACTTAAAAGAAGATGACAGCCTATATCGATCTTGACTTGATTAAACACCATCTTAATCTGGATGACGACTTCTGCGATGACGACGAATATCTGATGATACTCGCCGATGTTGCAGTCCGTACAATCGAGAAACATATCGACCACGATATAGATGATTTCGTCGAGGACGGTCAGCTCGAAGCACCGCTTCAGCACGCTGCTCTTCTGCTTATCGGCAACTACTACCAGAACCGCGAAAGCGTTACTTACGGACAGGTCCTGCAGGTTCCGCATGGATATGAATATCTGCTGCAAACGTACGTTGATTACTCTTCAAAATGAAGGCCGGACTATACAACACGAAATGCATAATTATGCGGAAAGAGGTCGTCACTGGCGACTATCGCGACAAAGAAGTCTGGAATTATTACTGCCAGACAAAGTGCAATTTTGTGTGGAATTCGGGTGCAAGAAACGTCGAGAACACGGAGATTTTCTATTCCAATCTGGCGACAGTGACTGTGCGTTCTTATGTCAAAGTCCAGGAAGAAGATCACCTCATCATCAACGACGTTGAATGGCGTATATTGGCCATGAACAGGCAAAATGACACGACGCACAACTGCATAGTTTTAAACGTTGAAAAAGTCAACAAATGAAGCCTGGAAGACACGAGTCAGACGCCGAGTTTAAGAAGTTCCGTATAGGAAGCCACGTCAACGACCTTTCCGAGTTCGATTTCTACAATCAGTTCTTGGGCGGTAGCTTATTCAGGGAACAGACCGGAAAGACGCTGAAGCACGTTGCTCTTGTCGTTAAGAAATCCGTTCTTCAGGCGCTGAACAATTCTTTTCCGAATGCATGGAAGCAGGGTTTCCATTATATCGGAAACGGACAGGGCAGGAAAAAACGTGACAGAAGCACCAGGAAGACTTACGATGATACGATGAAGGACGCTGTTCGAGTCACAAAGTTAAAGGGCGGCGCCAACCATCAGGAGTTGAAAGTCCATATACTTGGAACTCGAAAGAAAGGAAGCGGAACTTATCGACTCAGATTCTATGAGGCAGGCGGTCCTAGAAAGAAGCGCGGAAGTATTCCTGGACACAACTTTTTCTATCGCGGACACAACAGCGTAAACGTCTGGGAAACTGTAAAAGAAAATTTAAACGCATATTTGAAGCAATACGGCTGGATATGAACGGCATACACATAAACAAATACGTCAGGAAATGGCTGACTGAAAATTCTGAAGTGACGGCTCTTGTCGATCCAAAGAACATCGTCCCGCTGGTTGTGGCTCCGACGACTCAGCCGTTTATTACGTTTCAGCACGGCCCGATAGAAGTCGAGTATGCAAAAGTCCCGGACGGTGCAGTCGTCGATAGTGTGGAAGTTCTTATTGCAGTCGTAGCGGCTGACTATGAGCAGTCAATCGACATCGCTGCCGCTGTGCGGAAAGCAGTCGAGATGAAGCAATATGAGGACGACGACATCTATATTCCTTTGATTTCTATCTCGGAAATCCAGGAAGACGTCGAGGCCGACAACTATATACAGTCGATTCTACTCGACTTCCAGATTCAAAGCAAAAATTAACTTTTTTTAATATTAAAATGAGTAAATTCGTCAAGGCCAATTTGGTCAACCTTTTTTACAAAAGCGGCGAAACTTACAAGTTCTTCGCTTACGGACAGAGCCATGGTCTGAGCATTTCAAGCTCTACGACTGAGATCTCTTCAAAGGACCACGGGAATCACCCCGAGGTTGAAATTAATCAGACAACTGCGGAGTTGACAGGTGAATTTTATTTTACAAAAGAGAACGCCAACACAGCTCTTGCAATGGCTAACGCTGCAACGCCTATTACATGGTGTTTCGCACAGACTGCCGAAACTGATGCCGCTTCCGGCCTGAAAGATGTCACCAACTACGGCACCCAGACTTCATGGACTCCTGGTGATGACTTCAAGCAGTACGCTAACGGTAAGGTCACAAGTTTTTCAATTACAAGCCAGACTGGTGAGGTTGCAACCTGCTCAATCACTATCACAGTTGACGGTGCTGTAAGCTCTACCGAGCCCACGGGTACCAACTTACATCCTTGGGCTTCTGCCTGAGGAACTTCGTTCTTAAGTCATAATTTTTTCTGTATCGTAGCCCATGGACGAAAGTCCGTGGGCTTTGACGTTAGATAAATATTGAAAATATTTTACGATACGATATGAAGTTGAAAATTCTTGACAAAGAGATCGAGGTTAAGTTTACCTTCCGCGCAAACGTGACGTACGAATACGCTCACGGCGAAACTTTCATGGCCGACACGACCGAACACTTTATTGAATATTTTTACTATTCTGTGATGGCTGTCCTCGGTGACGGAGCGATGAGTTTTAAGGATTTTTATGATTTCATCAATGAAAATCCGTGGTATTATTATGAGTTCGTAGAAGAATGGACTAAGACCATGACTAACATCAACGAGATGAGGGAAAAGGCAAAAAAAGAAGCGGAAGGGTCGGTGACGGGAAAGGAAAGCAAGGCTAGAAAGCCGAAGAAATAAAGTGCTACTTCTCTTATTGGTTTAGGGTGCTGTGCTTTGAGTATAAACTGGTCAGTATTCCATACTTCCTGGATGAGATGGGCTATATCGAACTCGAGTGCATATACGACCACGTTCCATATACGGACAGGCCGATATGGGACACTTCCAGGATACTGTCGTTGTACACCATCGCTCCGTACATGAAGAAAAAGATGGACATTCAGGATATGTTCCCGCTTCCATGGGACGCCGAGCGTCCGTCAGACGATGAAGATGATATACTTGCACATACTAAGGCTATGCAGGAACTTGCTAAAAAACTTTAAATATACTTAAAAACATGGCATCAGGTCCATCTTTATCACTACAAATAGGTGCGGACGCTTCCGGACTTCGTCAGGAACTCGGACAGGCTTCACAGAGCGTCAGAAACTTCGGACAGGCCGCTCAGGACACTGCTTCCGGAGTCGAGGCTCAGGTGCAGGCCCAGGTTCGCTCACTTTCGTCCGCCGCCAACTATAAGAAAGAATTAAAAGACTGCGTTCGTGAGGTCCAGAACCTCACTATGGCATATCGACAAATGTCTGATACTGAGAAAAATAGTCCTCTCGGTCAGGCAATGTCAGCCCAACTGGAAAAGGCTAAGGCTCGTGCTGCTGAACTCCGTGATATGGTCGATGACCTTAATACGGAAATTAAGTCTGCGGCTAACGATACGATGGTCTTTTCTGGCGTTTCACAGGGATTTACGGTGCTCCGGGACTCCATGGCGGCTGTCATGGCTGTCACTCAGTTAGCCGGTGCATCGAATTCCGATTTGGAGCAGGCTGTCAAGGACGTCACACAGGTTATTTTAACATTTAACGCTGCAATTTCTATCACAAATGCACTCCAGAAACAGTCTGCTCTTATGACTGCAATCAATGCGGTCAGAAGTTGGGCTTCTGAGCGTGCAAAAAGGGCAGAAACGACCGCTACTGTAGAAAATACAGTCGCTACAGACGCAAATACAGCCGCTCAGACTGCCAATAATGTGTCAAAGACTGCCGGAACTGCTGCTGCTACTTCACAGGCAACTGCAACGGGCGTTCTGACAGCCGGAACTGAGGCTGCAACGGCTGCAACTGTCAAATTAACAATAGCTTAGAAAGCCTTCAACTTAGTCGCAAAAGCAAATCCTTACGTTTTACTGGCTTCCGTATTACTTTCGGTCGGTACTGGTCTTTATATGTTGTTCCAGCAATCGCATAAGGCGACTGAGCAGATGAAACAGCAGGCCGAAGCTGCTAAAAAGGCTGCAAAGGAAATGGAAGCTCTCAAGTCAAGGTAGCGTGAACTTGCTTCTGCAGGCAGTGACCTGACAGTCAAGATGACTGCTCTTTCTTCCGAATTCCAGTCTTTGCAGACTAAGGCTGAAAAGCAGCAATGGATAGAAGAAAACCAGACAAGATTTAACCAGCTCGGATTTTCTATTGGTTCTGTTAAGCAGGCAGAAGACGTCTTCGTTAAAAATACGGGTGCTGTCATTTCGGCCATGGTTGCCCGTGCCCGGGCAATGAAGATGATTGACCAGGCTGTCGATCAACTCGGCGACTTAGATAAAAAGTTCGCTGATATGGACAGACAGTTCGAAGAGGGTGCAACTGTTTCAAAATCAGGCAAATACGTTCGCAAATTCAAGAAGGGAATGGACTTGTCCGATGATGAAGCGAAACGTGCCGGCGTCCGTACAAAGGCTCAACGCACAAAGGGTGTCGCCGGTGCAGGCGCTTATGCCACGACTGTAATTGACGATTTCACAGATAAGGAAATCGCTAAAATCAACGCCAACAGGCAGAAAGAGGGTCGTGCTGCAAAGAAAGCAGTCCAGGACCGCTACCAGAAGGAGAAAGACGCCATCTTATCGAACGTCCAGACAGCAGTAAAGGCTCAGCTTGAAGCAGACAAGAAACTGTATTCGATAGCCGGTAAACCTAAGACTGCTACTGCAAAATCTGGCGGTGCAGGTAAAACCAAGAAAGAAGAAACTCCGGAAGCAGGCTCTCTTGCAGACTTGCGCAAACAGCGTGCGGCTTTGCAGAAAATCCAGGAGAACGGGACGTATAAGAAGCACAAGACCAACGCGGATGAAGTCGAGAAAGAGATAAGAAGACTCGACCAGATGATTTCCGATGAGGAGTTTATCATCGACTTCAACACTGACCCCGCAAAGGTTTCCCTGGAAACTATCGAGCGCCAGTATAATAAGATGTACGCGCAGGCGCGCACGTTAGGTCCAGACGACGCAAAGAAAGCGAACCAGAACGTAAAGACTGTTAATCAGGTTGCCGCTAACAAGCGATATGAAGCCGGTCTGGACGTAAAGCCAGCAGAAGACGCTCTTGTTTCTCTTCAGCAGAAAGCAGATTCCATATTTGCTCAAATGCAGAATAAGGAAATCTTCGGGACTGATACTTTCAAGGATCTGGAGAAGCAGTACAACGACGCTTTAGCTGAAGTTAACAATAAAAAGCTCGAGTTAGGAATTGACACTCAGGCTGCTGAAGGCTCCATCGACGACCTGCAGTCAAAGATTTTTGCTCTTCTCGGACAGCGCAACGCACTGACACTGGACGTCGATACTGAGAGTTCCAGGAACAAGATAGAAGAAATCGACGCTCAGATTTCCGAATTGAATTCCAAGTTGTCTGGCTCCGCTTCCGAACTCAAGATTAATACTGAGTCTGCACACGTTTCCATCAAGGCGATGGAAGACCGTGTTTCTCTGCTGAAGAGCAAGCTCAATATGGACGTCACGCTCGACGTCGAGGGCCAGAAGGAGATTGTTAATGAGATCTTAAAAATCGAAAAGGATATTAAGGCTCACAAAATCAAAATCGGACTCGAAACGGACCCGTCAGTAGCGGAACTCGACAAGCTCGGAAAGCAGGCTCATGAAGCGCTGAAGCCAAAGCAGAAGTCGTCTTTCGAACAGGCTGTTCCTGCTCCGGCTCCCGCTAAGAACGATTACGAGGGTCAGCTCCGCCAGATACAGTCTGTCATGGACGCTAACGACGCCATGTACAACAAGCTCGAAGAAATAAAGGGCAAGTATGAGGAAATGGGCGCAACCGGTGAGGAATCCTATCAGAAAATTATTGACAAGATGGGAGAGCTCAAATCAGCCAACGACGAACTCGCAGAACAGGCGAAGGAAACTGATAAGGCAGACAAGAAAGCAAAGAAGCGTCAGAAGAACTGGCAGTATGCAGCAGATGCAGTCGGAAGTTTCGGCGATGCACTTTCTTCTGTCGGCGATGCCGCAGACTCTCCGGAACTCAACGTAGCAGGCGTAATTGCGCAGACTATGGCCAACCTTGCACTGTCTGCTTCACAGGCAATTGCACAGTCATCGAGCATGGGGCCATGGGGCTGGATTGCATTTTCGATTGTCGCGATGGCATAGCTGGCTTCTATGGCAGCACAGGTCTCGTCAATTACCGGATCTTACGCAACAGGTGGAATTGTGCCTGGAAATTCTTTTACAGGTGACAGGCTCACGGCAAAGGTGAATTCAGGGGAAATGATATTAAATTCCGGCCAGTAGGCACGTCTTTGGAACCTCGCAAACGGAGCCGGGACAGGCAATGACGGCGGCATATCAGGCGGTGAAGTCGAGTTTATCTTGCACGGAGATATGTTGCGCGGAGTGCTCAAAAATACAAATCGCGGACTTCGCAGAAGAGGTCGTTCTACTGATTTATGATATACAAGGGGATATTTAAAGATATGAGTGATACGGACGTTGAAGTCATCATCGACACGAACGATGGTGACTCCGACGTCGTCCGTATGGATGAGGATGATTCTGATATCAGACTGTTAAAAAATCCTGTAAAGATAAGCAGCCAGATTGATGATTTATTCCAGGTCGTCGAGATCGCACAGTGTGACATCAACCTGCTTTCGAAGCACTATCTTGGCGGTCAGTTGTTCGGAAACAATGCCCGTGACGTCCGTGTCAACGTCTGGCGTTCCGGGAAGTGCTTGTTCGCCGGTTTCATGGAGCCGCAGGTCTTCAACTAGCCGTACAACAAGTCGTGGGATCAGGTTTCAGTCACTGCCTATGACGGACTCGGTTCTTTGCAATATGCAATGTACGACGACATCATGACGCAGGCTGATTACTCGGAGAGAAAGCAGCAGATTGATTCCATATTGATACAGACTATTCTGGAGAAGCAGATGAAGAACGTTCTTAATCTGGACTTGAAGAACTCCAGGAAGTCCAACGTCTTTTACGACGGAAGCGTCAGGGTCGCAAACGATTCCGACGTGAAATCCATATTTACTAAAGTGCAACTGTACGAGTCGCTTTTCTTCGGTGAGGTCTTTGACGACCTGATGGATGCACAGACTGTCATAGAAGAGATACTGAAGTATTTCAATCTCCATATTCGTCAGGAGGGTCTTGATTACTATATCTACCATCGCGCTTCAATAGGAAAAAACCTTACATGGAGTGCAGTCATCGGAACTGGAGAACAGGGAAGTCAGGAGCAGTCTGAAGAGGTGTCGTACGACTATTACAAACGAGTCGAGAACTCGTTTATGATGTTCCAGGGAGAGCCGCACGAACGTCTTATAAACCAGAAGAACGGACAGAGCCTTCCGGGAAAGAAACTGGCATGGATTCCAGGAAACTCCATCGAGTATATCGACGGCGAATACAGGCGATACTATAATATCATCTGCCCGGATTTATCGACGATAAAGTCAGATAAATATGATGTGGTCGATGTTTCGGACAACCTAAACTATATACGGAAGTCGTCACAGTTCAAGGTTCTTATACAGAACGCAAACGGTGACTATGAGTTCGTAAGACTCGACAACCCGCCGTCAACGGCGTATAGCGGAGGGAGTTTCGCAAAGTCGTATTACGAGGCTTCGGCCAACGAGTTTATAATTAGCGAAGTGTAAGGATTTTTATCATGAGTGTAAAATTTGCTATTGCGGGAGTTCCTGAATTAACACAGGAGTTCATTGAGTCAAACCATCTCGTATTGTACCGCAACGTTTCTGGCGTAGGGTACGTTTATTACATGAACGACCGTCAGGCGACGTCAGTTGAAACCGGAGAACTTATTCCATTTCCAGAAGAAACCCCTGATATTACAGGATATCACAAGGACGGTTGGGCGTACCAGGACAGATACGCTACGTATCACCAGATTGACACGGCAACAGAAACAGCAGGCGGCTTTGCACACGTAAATTATACGGACGGTGCTACGCCTGTGTATTCCTTTATCTATACTTTGGAAAGTTCTCTTCCGTTGATTACGTACAAATACGGAAGTCAGGTAATCGGGACTCAGCGTCTTGGCATCTTTGACGAGCTTGAAGCACCGGAAGACCAGTATTTTACCTATACGTGGGATATGCCTTCTGAAAGGCCGACGGCCGACACTGTCGTCAACGCTACCGCACGTACGGCTAAGACGTACAACTTCACCATACAGTTGGTTGACCGCCCGTGGCTTTACAACGGCGCTTTGGTTCCGTCAAAGACATTCCAGCTCCAATACGGGACCAATCTTGCTGATTTTATTGCAAATTCAAGCGATAAGTTTATCAAGTGGTGGCGTGACTATGACGATGAGGAAGTCCCTTGCTGGGGTTCCGTCGTCGATAGCAGTCTTCCTGCAACTATGCCTGCAGAAGACGTCACATATACTAGGACTTATACAGTCAACTCGCAGCACTGGCATGATGTGACTTTCCGTTTCCATGAAAGGAAAGTGGACGGAACTAGTGAACTTAAGTATCAGACTGTCAGTAACTTACCGTACGGATATATCATTCCGATGAGCAATAAAGTTGCTACTAAGGGTTCTAACAGTTATCCTGTGCCCATTACTGACGGTCCATGGCACGATTTATATGAAGAGCATATGCCCGAAGGGTACGAATATTGTGACGTCCATTATACGGATTTAGGCAATTATCTGGAGCCTAATCTTAGTTCTTTGTACGGACTTCGTGATCAGGACATAGAAATCGACTTCACAGTTGCAAGGCTGGTCAGCCTTACTTTGAAGACCGTTGATGAAAATGGAGAGGTCGTATCTACCAGGGAGATTACTGACAGGTACGAGGGCGATAAACTGACTTCTAGTGATCTTGATGCCAATGATTGGAACAGGACTTCGATATGGGACACTGAAGACCCGATGCCTGGATATACTTTCGTTCTTGCTGACGGCATTCAGGACTATCGTATAAATCACGAAGACAGTGAAGTCATCGTCGGAACTTACCGGAAGAAATATAAGGTGTATTACAAATACGGAAACGATGCGCTGAAGATACGCACCAGCAATTCTTTCGCTGATTACAAAGAGTATATGTCGGGTGAAGTAATCGACGAGAATATCCCTTTATACTCTTCCGACGAAAGCACCAGCTATACGAACGGCGGAAATCCGCACATAATAGATTTCACTTATCCGGATTCGGTCGTTGACAAGCGTATGCCTGCACAGGACATAGAAGTCCAGGTAGTGATGGCGTATAAGCGCACTTTGTACGTTATTTTCAATAATGACCAGACTGATATACTGTTCAGGCAGGACATATATTACAGAGATCCTATCGTCCTGAAATACGAGCTCTCACAACATCTCAGGCGAGACGACAGGAGCTATAAACTGGTTTCTCTAGGTGAACTCCCTTAGACGATGCCCGACAACGACATATACGTCAGCGCAACCTACAATCCTGTCTGGCAGTTGACGCTCAATGTCGGAAAGTCAGACCATATCGTGTCGCAGAAACACTATTATTACGCAACAGGAGAGACAATCGAATATCCGGTCTTCGGAGTCGATATCCCTGCCGAATTCCATATGGGTAAAGGCTGTATGGGTACCGGATGGGACGGCCCTGAAGTGATGCCTGCCGAAGACACGACTGTATTCTGCACTTATATAGAAAAGGTTGTCATATCTGCTGAAGTGTTCAAAGACGGACAGCTCGACAGCACTTTCACACTCGCTTCCGGCTATCCGAATACTTCTTACGATGCAGTTGACGTTCTGAAAAATTCTTACTATTTCAAGAATTTCAGATGGAACTATCAGCGTCCGGACAACTCATTGCCGGGCGGCGTTTACGCTGTTCACTGGGATATGACTGACTTACCCGAACACATCGGTCTGTTCCCGGAGAACGACACCGTCGTCATGACCGGTGAAGTGTACAATATACAGAAATACTATCTGACTGTAAAGGTTTACGGAACAGGGGAAGTTCTCCTGGAGCGTCAGTACGAGCCATATATTTCGCTCTTCGAAATCGACGGTGACAAGTTGATATATCGCCTGTACGGAATCGGTTCTCAGCAGTTTACAGAAGAAATGGAAATCGTCAACGTCGATGATGCAAAGTCCGTATATGACATTTACACAGACAAGTATCTGATGCCGGAGAACGACCTTGTGATATACGTACGCCAGGCAGACTTCTCCAGAGTCAGACTGTATATCGAAGACAAAGTATGGAAGACGATGGCTTTCCAAAAGGGTACGAAAATATATTACAAAGACCTTCTCGTACCTGACAGTTTCTCCGATCTTGACGGATATTCGTTCAAAGGATGGAGAACTCCGGACGGCGTCGATATCACTCCGTCTGGCGGCTCATTCGTTCTGGCTTCAGACGAAGTCAACCTGACCGCTATACTTTATATCGAAGAGATAATTCCGGAGATTTATACAATCACATATAAGGTCGATGATGAAGTTTTCCGTACAGCACAGTATAAGGCCGGTCAGGCAGTCACTTCACCGACGGCTCCATATAAGGACGGATTCAAGTTCGTAAAGTGGGAGCCTCAAGTCACCGTGATGCCGGAGTTTGACGTCACTGTCAATGCAGTTTATACGGAAGACGTTGCTACGCCTGACCAGTTCCATTCGCTGAGTTTCGTCATCGAAGACAAGATAGTTTATCAGACGACCGTCCGTCAGGGCGCTTCAATCCCGCAGCCTGTCATAGCACCGCGTGAAGGGTACCGCGTCGTATGGACTAACGTTCCGGCGACGATGCCTGCTGAAGACACTGTCATAAACGGATATTGGGACGTCGTTTCACGTCCGATTTACTATGTCAACTTCTATATTTCCGGAAGTATCTTTATGCGCGTCGGATATTACGAGAACGAAACCGTTTATCCTGTAGAAGCACCTGAAAGGGAAGGCTATGTCTTCGCCGGATGGACTGGACTTCCTGGTGTGATGCCTGCGAAAGATATTGACATTTACGGAGAGTATATCTCCGAATCCGCTTTCATCGGACAGCAGTTCTCAGTCGTATATAAAATCGACGGCCGTATATGGAAATCCATATTGACGGAAACCGGAACTGAAGTATCAATCGTACCGGAGCCTGTCCGCGAAGGGTACGTCTTCACCGGATGGTCAGTGAGCGAGTCTTTCACTATGCCAGACCACGACGTCGTCATATCTGGCGCTTTCACCAGAAGCGGCGAGGCCGGACAGTATTTCGTTAACTATTATGTTCCCGGAACTCCGCTCAGGACCATGAAGAAAGGTCTTCTGAAAGCACCGGCAGCGCAATATGACAAGTATCGAGAAGACCCGTATTATACAGGTCAGGAAATCGCTACTCCGGATGCACCAGAAGTCGATGGAAAGCAGTTCGTCGGCTGGTCGGGAGAGCCGTCCCGTATGGGCAACCACGACGTCGATGTTTACGGAGTTTACTCTCAGCAGCTTCCATCCGAACTGACTGAAATCACGACAGTCCCCATATTCCGTGAGAAGCTGGTAAACAGCCAGACCGGAAATGTCAGGAAGGGAAACAAGCTGGAAACAAGATTTGCCGCTGATGAGAACTATATCATCGACGGAAAGAACGTCGTAATCAACCGCCTGGAAGTCGTCCTGCCTAGCGGAAGCACACAGCAGACAAACTATTACAAAGTGAAGTCTTCTTCTTCTGATGAAAGCGGAGAGGGTGCAACAGTCCAGGAAACTTCCTACATAAAGATAGGTGACCAGTTCTACGTCGTCGAGTTGATGGACAACGACACCATCAACGTCAAGCAGGAGCACCCGGAAGAAACTCCGGATGAGTATTACGAACTGACAGATAGAGTCCAGGAAGAGGACGGGAAGTATTATGAGCTCATCAAACTTCCTGGAAAAGACGAATACAAGCGCGGAAACGAACTGTACGTCCGTTCACGCTCCCGTGCGACTTACGGAGCTTTCGAAAACGGCGCTCCGACTCTTCTCGAAGACAAGGACGGAAAGTTCACGAACTGGGTTTATACTTACGAACTCTACAACAATCATAATACGAAATTATCTTACACGAAGACACTGACAAGGGATCTTCTTGAAAAGATTAAGGTCGTAAGGAAGACCCATCAAAAGGAAACCGAATACGAAGTCAGCGAGTCCGAGCAACTGTACAAGTATCTGTGGTACCCGTCAGGTGACTTCTACTCTATTTCCAAGTTCGGAATCGAGCTTGCTGCACAGTCAGTGACTTTGTCCGGATATGAAAATGTCGGTGCAACTCTAAACGGTGCAACTTTGACTGTTTACTTCCTTTCTGAAGCAGACGCAGCAGACGGATATGTAGCCATCTATATCATGGACGGCCAGAACCGTATCGCCATGATTACCGGAAACGAGGGTGATAAGGTCGTGCTCCCGACTGACCTTAAGAAAATCGGATATGAGTTTGACGGATACGAAGGGACTGTTCCTGAAACTTTCCCTGCACAGTCGATAAGCGTCATGACGAAATGGAAGAAAGTCGAGCAGGACGACGAAGAGCAGACTGACGATAAGAATATGCACCTGGTCACATGGAAAGTTCCGGATTACAACTGGAAGTATCAGATTAAGGTTGAGGTCGGAGAACTTATCCCTGCTGCACCGGAACCTGACATCGAGGGTGTCGTGATAAAGTCATGGCAACTTTCATCTACATGGTTCTCCGGGAACACGATGCCTGACTTTGACGTCGTTTACGATGCAGTCGTGACCCAGTATAGCAACAACTCACATCTGCTTTCATATTACATCAATTATACGACCGCTTCGGGACGTGAAATCCAGGAACTCTACGCAAGTTACCGTCTTGATGAGGAAACTCCTATCACTCCGGAGCCTGCTCCTTATAAGAGAGGCGGTACATGGCAGGGCTGGGACGAGATTCCAGACTATATGCCTGACCACGACGTGACCATATACGGACGCTTCACCGGGACTATCACGGACACTTTCGCACTCAACTATTTCGTTGACGGAAATCCTTACAAGTCATATACGCTCGTACCTGGTGATGCAATCACTCCGGAAGCAGAGCCGACGAAGTCCGGATTTACTTTCTCCGGATGGATAGGACTGCCTGAAGTGATGCCTGCAATGGAAGTCAACGTCAACGGATATTACGTCGAGGACAGCGACACTTCAAAGGTGACCGTTTCTTATGTTCTCGAAGAGCAGCCGTACAAGAAATATACGATGAGGGCAGGCGACGCACTGCCAGCAGAGCCTGCTCCCGTCAAGGCAGGATATACTTTCTCCGGATGGTACCCGATTTATAATGTCGTACCTGACCACAACGTGGTCATTTCCGGTACGTTCTACGAGGGAACAGCCGTAGGATATGTGCTCGAGTTCTACCTGAACGAAGAGCTCTACTGGAAGGGGAAACTCGCAGCCGGTGCAACAATCGAACAGCCTGAAGTCGATATAGAAGGCTTCACGGGATGGAAGAACTGTCCGGCCAAGATGCCTCAAAAAGACCTCAAGATATACGGAGAAGTTGTTTCCGACAAGAACTACACTATCACGTATATGGTTGATAATGAAGTCTTTACGACTCAGAAGCAGTTCCCTGGAAAGACTATCGTACCGCCTAGGGCTGCTGATAAGACAGGCTTCGCTTTTGACCACTGGGACGGTCTGCCCGAAAATATGCGTATGCCTGCAAAGGACATTACCGTGACGGCAGTTTACGTAGAAGCAAAGAGCGAATATACGATTACTTTCAAGGTTCTCGGAGAGATAGTCTTCACTGAAGAGCTCGCTCCCGGTTCTCAGATTAACATTCCTGAAGACCCAGTCGTCGAGGGAAAGACGTTCGATCACTGGCAGGGTCTGCCCGACGACAGGCGTATGCCTAACCGCAACGTGACTGTGACAGCCGTGTTCCAGGGCGAGTCCGGTTCGTACGTGACAGGTACCTACGTGATAGAAGTCGTCAACGAGAACGGAACTTCATCATCATCTGAGTATCAGAAACAGAACTATACTTCGGGTGAAACGATGACCTATATCGCTGCACCTCCTGCAAGACAGGGCTATATATGGGTTGCATGGCAGTCTGACGAAGTCGATGCAGCAGGCGGTCTGGTTCCGTCAAATAACTTTACAATCACAGGTAAGTTCATCGACGAGGACTCAGGCATAATTCCTGACGGCTATCGTATCATATCATGGACGCTGACGCTAAACGGAAACCAGATGGTTCTGCTTTCACAGGCAGTCAAGCCGGGTGATGCAATCGTCGAGCCGTCAGGCGCACAGCTCATTGCTGATGCCCGTATAAACATGGGCAAGATGGCTTTCAAGTCATGGGGCCAGCACCCGGACGTGATGCCGGACAACGACATTACGATAGAAGCAGTCCTGGAAGAGCGCTCCGGTGATACAATAAACGTCAGCGTCGTATATCAGTATTATAATGAGAACAACGACGTGACTGAAGTTGCTCACGGAAGCTATACGCTTGCTGAAGGCGCAGACTTCGCTTATCCGTCAGACCCGACACCTGACCAGCAGTATTCTGACTATATCTTTGTCGGCTGGACCGGATGGAACAACTCCTGGACGCCAGACCACGACATCACTATACAGGCAGTCTTCGTCAGCGCTTCCGGCGACCACGGATATATCGACAACTTCTGCCGTATTTCATGGCTTATCCCTGTGACGACGACTGTGCTCGGCGCCAGAAAGACAGTGCATAAGATTACGTATGTTGCTTACGGACAGCCTATTACGGAACCTGCTCCGCTGGAGAACTTCACCGGTGACGACGGCTTTGAATACAGGTTCGTCAAATGGGACAACACCTATACAGTTGCACCTAATCTGGCTCAGATTTCCATAGTAGCAGTCATAGAGCGTGTACCTGTAGAATATGACGTCAACTTCACTCTTACATGGTACCACAGCGGAAGCAACATAGAGCAGGACAAGCCGTTCCTTACGCTTAAGGCTTTTCCCGGAACTTCGATGTCTGAAATCAAGCAGCAGGCTATGGAGCAGGCTGATGCCATAGAGGGATGGATGTTCGAGGGAATCTGGTACCCGGCAGAACTCCCGGAGTTCAGCGATATGGGCTGGAAAAATTTCTCGTATTACGGAAATATCTACAGTTTCGATTACGCCTCGACTGCACTCAATATCAAGTCATGGCGTCAGATAAAATGGTGCTCACGCTCTTACGGAGTCCACTCCATAAACGGAGAACTGGTCGGATATGTTGACGGCTCTTCTGTATATACTATCAAGACAGAATGGAAGCGTATCGGACAGGCCATCACCGAACCTGATGAGTCCATCACTGCTCCTTTCCCGCACGGAAGCCAGTTCATCTTTGACGGTTGGGAAGAGCACCCGACTGAGATGCCTGACGAGCACATAGTCATATACGCTAAATGGCAAGTCATAAAGAATGCCTGCAACATTATATGGAGATTGCGTATCGTCGATGAGAACGGAAACGAAACGTTCGAAGACTATAAGACGACTCCTCAGAATCAGGGCGAGCGCCTGACTGTCGAGGATGCACCGGCAGCAAGGGACGGCTTTATCTGGGCCGGATGGGATCTGCCTGCGCTTCCAGGAAACGACTTCTGGTACGTCGTATGGCGTGAAGAGAGCCATACAGTGACCGGAACTTTCTTTAACAAAAACTATGACGGCGCTCAGATTTCCGGATATGGAAAGGTGTATTACAGACTCCCGACTCACGACAGAAAGATTCCGGCAACTCCGTATATCAACTATTATGTCGAGTTCGGAAAGCGCGGAGAAAAGATTCCGCAGTGTCCGACGACTCCTGAAGACTGGGACGGTCTGGACGGCTATAAGTATCATTTCCTCGGCTGGGACAATGCCGACCAGACGATGCCTTCAGTCAGCGACGTTTATGTCAACGCACTCGACGAGCGTGTAGCGCAGCAGTTTAAGGTGACTTATTACCTGACCTGGTACCACAGCAGTAGCAACATAGAGCAGGAGAAACTCTACACTACGAAATTAATTTACGCTGACGCTGATATGAGCGAGGCAGATATCACTCCTGAAGTTCCAGACGGATATATCTTTGGCGGAGAATGGCACGCAAAGTATTACTTCACCTATGACAAGATGCCCTGGTACGACCTGGAGTTCTACGGCGACGTTTACTCAGTTGAATACGCTCAGGGCGGCGGCGTCCAGATTAAGGGATACCATAAGGTTTACTGGTTCTCGCACGGATATGATATCCAGATTGACACTCATCAGCCTGTTGCACGTACCAACGAGGACTGGCAGGTCTGCCCGATGAGTTGGGTTAAGGTCGGCGATCCTATCGTCGAGCCGGAAGGACCTTTCACTCCGAACTTCGCTCACGGAAGCCAGTTCGAATGGGACGGATGGGACACTCACCCCGACGTGATGCCAGATAATGACGTGACCGTCTGGGCAAAATGGAAAGTGATAGTCAACGTATGTCGCGTAACATGGAGATTCGAGCTGATAGCAGCCGACGGAAGCAAGTCATACGAAACTTTCCAGACTGTAAACTGGAACCAGGGCGACCACAAGTATAATTCGGATATCCCGACGGCTCCGGAAAGGAGCGGGTACGTCTGGGCCGGTTGGGAAGTGCCTTATCTTAATACTGGCGAATGGATTCAGGTACCTTATCAGTCAGAATGGACTTTGACCGGTACGTATTATTCTGTCGATTACGACGGATATGCACCGGCAGGCTACTCGGTCGTTTATTTCCGTACGAAGACTCACGACACGAAGTATCCTCCGCAGGCATACAACGACTTCTGGCATACGCTTGCGAAAGAGGGAACGGCAGTTCCGATGCCGCCGACTAACCCGACTTAGTGGAGAGGCCTCGACGGTAAATTGTACAAGTTTACAAAATGGGGAAGTATTCCTGCAACTGTTTCATCATCAGACGTTTACATCGTCGCTGAAGACGAAAAGATAGCGGAGCAGTATGACCTGGAACTTTACGTACAGTATTATGAAAGTTCTATCGGACTTCGTCACTGGAAGACAGTCAGCGTCCTGGCCGGTACGCCGCTCGTCAGCGTCCTGGAAGAGCAGGGAAGACCCGACCTTATCAGCGACCACGTCTGGGACGGAATATGGACTTTCCGCGACCTGACTCAGAACGGATTACAGAATATGCCGGAAAGGAGCGTAGCACTCGAGTCACAGGCATATCCGACTGACTATTTCATTTCCGTACGGCCTAAGTCTGACGGCGTCCATATCATCACCTGGCAGTCAAAATACGCAACAGGAAGCAACGTCTGGACAGTAAAGAAAGAAGCGGTTTATGACGGCGACCCAATCGTCCAGCCTGCAACTCCGTCGATGCCGCAGCACCCCGAATACGTGTTCTCGGGATGGACTCCGAGCGTTCCGGCGACGATGCCTGCAAGCAACCTTGTCTTCAACGCAGTCTGGAATTCCGGAAGCGGAAGCGGTACGGGCGGCGGGGAAAGCCAGCAAGACGACACCGTCTGCAACTGCCGTTTCGTCGTCAAATACGTCGAGAACGGATTCCGCAGGGAAGCAGTCTTCCAGGAGAGCAAGCAGAAGAAAGGCGACGTCCTTAAGTTCCCGACGGGCGTCAAGCCGTCACAGTATTACCTGTTCGTTGACTGGCAGATAAAAATTGACAATCCGGGTCAGACGTTCTACGTACCCGACGAGTCTGAGCACACCTATTACGGATATTGCGGCGACTGGAATACGGACATCGGACAGCTGCTCGGATATGCACGTGTTTACTATGTCGTTCCAATCATCGACGAAACCGGAATGCACTCGAACTTCATGGGCGGTGTCGGCCTTGACCAGAACAGGCAGTTCTACTTCAGATACTATGCGATGGATTCCACAATCGACGATTCTTTAGCCGGAACTCCTCCTGACTATACGTTCGGTGACAGGACATATCACTTCGAGAAGTGGGTTCCGCACGAGACGTATATCGACGGATGGACAAAGGACATCACCGTTTATGCACATTACGTCGAGCAGGTCCAGAAGAGGGAATACACGCTTTCGCTGTACGCGGAATACGTCAGTTCGTGGGACGGCTCACAGCCGAGGTCACGCACGCTTCTGGCCAAGATGAGGGTTTCCAACGAGAACAACCTGAAGAACATGGACGTCAGTGCGTTCGGTACATGGACCATGCGTGAAATGTACAGCAGTTACGACGTCAGCCATAAGTGGGTGTTCCTGGACGACTCTTCGTGGGACGGACGTGTCACAGGCGATTTGAGCCTGAAGTGCTATCTGGTACCAAAGGACGATACGCACTATACGCCTGCTGTGTTCTCGCCTATCACTTCCTGGATTCAAGGATTCGTAAGTTGGGAAGACACTCAGAAAGGGCAGTCCGGAAAAGTCCAGTTTAAAGTCGGAAGCACAGTCATCAAGACGACCTATGTCAAAGTCGGTGATAAGATTCCAGATGATGCATGGCCGACTCAGGATTACGTCAACAGATACTTCGCCGGCATAGGTCAGACGACGGATCTTCCGAACATCATCAGCTGGAATGACAAGCAGACGACTATGAATTTCTTTGACATTACGTTCGAGGCAGTCATCACTTATCCCGTCCACGTCCAGTTCTATGCGAAGAGGTTTGACGAAAGCAGCGAAAGGGAACTCATAGGCGAGTCATGGGGCTATCAGGTCTGGAACATCAACATGGATAAGAAGCACCAGGACGGCGATGAAACCGACCCGCTGTCAATCGTGACTGGCGACTGGGAAACGACCGAAATCACAGCCGGAAAGGAATACGAGAAGACGTATTATTACGGAGTCCGTAAAAACATAAGCACGTTTAATATTCCGGGTCTGACCGCTGTTTCATTCTATGCATGGAACATCACCAGCAACACGGTAAACGAACCGACGCAGTTTAACCAGAACCAGGAAAGGCTGTACGGAAAATGCTATTATAAGACAGGAACCAAGACGCCTGAGGATATTCTTGTCAACAACTTTGACGGCGTAAAGGTTTCCGGAACCGACGGATATATCCATTACGGAAAGCAGCTGGACGTCAAGGGAAGCTCCGTAAGTCTGAAAGGCGGATATTTCACTTTCGTCAACAGCAAGACGCAAAGGGTTTATTTCTACATCGACGGCAGACAGCGTGCATATCATATCATGAACGTGGGCATCAGATATGACTTCCCGCTCTATCTGCTTCAGAAGGGAAATATCTCCGCTTCTCAAAGGACTGAGCTCAACCAGAAATACAAACTTTACGCTGAAGAAATTTACAGGGAATACAACAAAACTGTAAAGAAGAGAGTCCAGATTCCGCTGACAAGCAATCTCCAGGACTACCACTGGTTCGAGCCATGGCAATACTACGTTAACTTCTACTTCGAGACAAAATGAAATATTTTTACTTAACACGTAAGGAGAACGGGGCTGTGAAGACAGACCCTGTTCTCTACAACGAGGGGACGGGAAGCTGGCAGGTGACGGATGAGCGTCAGCAGCAGATTTCCCATACGGCCTATACGATAAACATAGGCAAGAAAGACTATGCATCTAACGACACCAACGTGACGATAGATGAAACGTACAACCAGCTTGTCCTGACGTGCGATTTGGATGAAATAGAAACGCTTGTCGATTCGCCGACCGACGAAGAGGGAGCCTACTCGCCTTTCGTCAACAAGCAGAAATACGCGGTCGAGTTTGTTTCCTGGGGCGACGGAAGTTCTGCCCTTGGCGGTTTCAAGGATATGGTGCTGACCGGTAAGACCGGCTATGACGGAGCCTCCATCATCACGCACTACGCCCAGATATATCTGAGCAACGTCTGGAGATTCAACGGTGACCAGTATATCAGGACAGACCATACTGGGCAGCTCGAGATACTGAAGAAAGCAAAGCAGCAGACGTGTACGGCTTTCCTGGCCGAGTTCGGAAAGACGGAGCCTGCGTCAGCACAGGACAACTCGATTCCGAAAGCGCCGGATATGCAGCGCTACCTGGTGATTTCCATAAACGGAAACGGCTCGGACGAAGAAGCAAGCGCACAGCCGACATCTGCTCAGATTGAGGCTAAGATTCCGCTTGCAGAATACGTCGGGAACATCAACGGCGGATTCTTCAGTCCGGCTGACAATGACACGACCAACTATTTCATCATTTCCGGTAAGATGATATGCACTTCCTGGCAGCAGCGTAGCACGGGAAATATGCCTTTTAACCAGTTGCAGTCCCGTATCAGACAGGGCGGGAACTGGATTTCCGATATGATAATGTATAATACAGTCCATCTGGACGACGACAAGAACGGTGACGGAGCCTATTACGCTGTACAGTTTTTTGATGCAAATAAGGACTCCGACCAGCCTTATGCCAGGACAACCAGCGAAGACTCGCTGTTTCCGTACAACTCAGAATGGAAATCTTTGACTGACCTGAATTACGGATATTCCGCAGCCGGCGACGAAACCGACCGTATAAACAAGTTCCCCATATTGCAGTGTACCGTCAAAATCGGAGAGAAATACGCCTGTGAGATGATTGATTCTGACGGCAACTCGTATTACGAATGGCATACTTTGGACGACTGTCCGTACGAAACATATCAGGGTTCCAGGATTCCCAGAAACCATATCTTTATAGGAGCAAATATAGCGATCGACGAACCTATTATCGGAAAGGAATACGAGTTCGCCAATAATGTCAAACCGGAATGGAACATCGACGAAAGCGGCATAGCGATTCCTATCAAAAAATCTGACGGTCTTTCAGGTCAGGTGTCCATCACAATCGACGGCCCTGTCAATTCTAACTACGAACAGGTCTGCCGTCGTCACCCGACGTTTTTCCGCTCGACGAAATGGTGGACTGAAACGAAGAAAGTCCTTGCGCACATCAACCAGATAATGTTAAAGGATTTCAAAGTCGAGATTTATTCGGACAACGCTTTGATTAACAATATCACAGGTGACAAGGATCTCGTTTACCAGACTGAGGAACTGACTGACTATGTTGAGAAAAAAGATGACATCGACTTCAAGTTATCGACTCAGCTGACGACTGAGGAGTGCGCAGCAAAGGGCATCAAGAATACTGTGTTAAAAAACAATCCATATATCGGAGAAGAGTCTTTGAGGGAAATCCGTAATACGATTACCGGCTTCTCCGGGAAGCCCGAAGAGCAGTATCTTAATGACTACTGGCCGCTCTACAACGAACCCCGCCAGATAGTCGAGACGACAGTCCACATGAGGGACGACGCTGCGTGGAACTCCGTTTATAAACTATCGACGTTTAATTCGGATTTCTACCCGATGAGCTACGAATACGACGTCAAAATGCGACGAGCGACAATGACGCTTCGTGAAATGTAAAACTTCTTCACTTCGCCGGCCTTTAGATAAATATCTAAAGGCTTTTTTGGCTCTATCCGGATATGGCAGAAGTTAACATTATTTCATACTCGAAACCTAAATCATCAGACAGCGTAAGCGGTAGCGGAGGAAACTCTACCGTTTATAAAACCGTTGTTCATCAGACGCAAGAATACGTCGTCCTGGCCGACCGCCTTTCCACGAAGAGAAAGATATGGGGTCACGACTTTGACGGAACGCAGGACGTTGACGGCGACTTCAGCGCAAGGGGAAACTGGGTCGTCACCAACCCGAAGGACTCTTCCCAGCTGGTGCGCTTCCAGCACTCCGGCAATATAAACAAGAACGGAAAGTTCACAGGCAGAA